GCTTGGAAAAGTAAAAAAAATGTTGTATCTTTATACAACAAAATGCAAAAAGGTTATATTTAGATATAGGTAATCGCGATATAACCTTAAAATTTAAAACAATTTATTAACACTTAAAACTTAAAAAAGCAATGGATATTTCATTAGCATTAAAGAGATTTAGCTCTCTTCAAAACAACACAAAAAAGTCTGACTCAATCTTTAAGCCAGCAAACGGTAAATCACAAATCCGTTTAGTACCTTACAAATTCAATAAGGATAATCCTTTTATCGAATTGTATTTTCATTACAACATTAACAACAAAACTTACTTATCTCCAATTTCATTTGGAAGACCTGACCCTATTGTAGAGTTTGCTGAAAAGTTAAAACGCACAGGTGATACTGATGATTGGAAAGCAGGTAAGAAGATGGAGCCAAAATTAAGAACATTCGCACCTGTAATCGTAAGAGGTAAGGAAAGTGAAGGAGTTAAGTTTTGGGGATTTGGAAAAACTGTATATCAAGATATTTTAGGATACATAGCAGACCCTGATTATGGTGATATTACAGACCCACACACAGGACGTGATATTGTATTAGAAGTAGTATCTGCTGAGGAATCAAATGCAGCATACCCAACAACTACAATTCGTGTTAAACCTGCAGTATCTAAAATCTTAGATGACCCACAAGCAGTAACTGATTTGTTAAACGCACAGAAAGAAATTACAGATTTATATTCTGAATTATCTTATGATGAGTTAAAAAGTGTATTAGAAAGTTGGTTAAACCCATCGGCAGCTGCCAACGGAACAGGTAACCCTGTAAACGAAGCATTGGAAGCACCTAAAACACAATCATCAGTATCGGCAGATTTGGGCGGAACATCTCCTACACCAGTAATAGATAAACTACCTTGGGATGAGGAAGAAATTGTTGTAAATGTACCAGCAAAACCTGCACCAAAAGCAGCAGTTGCAAAAGATGATGTAGAATCGGCATTTGACGATTTATTTAACAACTAAAAAAAAGTTATAATGGCAAAAAGAGAAGATGATTTAGCAAGTTTACTTGCCGATTCTCTAAACAAACAAAATAAGGATGGGAAGATTGCCTATTTCTTAGACGATGATAGTACGGATGCACCGACAAACGTCAAAGATTGGTTATCTACGGGAAATGCAATGTTAGATGTTGCAATCTCAAACAGACCTTATGGAGGATTGCCAGTTGGTAGAATAACAGAAATAACGGGTTTAGAGCAGAGTGGAAAATCTCTGCTCTCTGCCCATTTATTAGCTGAAGCACAACGTAAAGGTGGTGTTGCAGTTCTGATTGATACCGAAACCGCAGTTAGTAGAGAATTTTTAGAAGCAATTGGAGTGGATATTTCCAAACTCCTTTATGTTTCAGTAGATACCGTTGAAGGTATTTTTGAAGCTTGTGAAACAATTATTGAGCAAGTTCGTAAAGGTGATAAGGATAGATTAGTTACAATCGTAGTAGATTCAGTAGCAGCAGCATCTTCAAAGAAAGAGATGGAAGCTGATTATGATAAAGACGGTTACGCAACTGATAAGGCAATTATCATTTCCAAAGCAATGAGAAAGATTACCAATATGATTGGTAGACAATCTATTGCATTAGTATTCACAAACCAATTAAGACAGAAAATGAACGCAATGTTCGGAGACCCGTGGACAACATCGGGTGGTAAAGCACTTGCATTCCACAGTTCTGTTAGATTGAGATTGAAGAATATGGGACAATTAAAAACGGCAGATAGAATCGTAGGTATTAAGGTTCGTTGTCAGGTTATCAAAAACAGAATGGGACCTCCTTTGAGACACGCAGATTTTGATATTTTCTTTGATAGAGGTATTGATAATTACGGTGGATGGATTTCTGTTATGAAAGACCAGAAGTTGGTAAAGCAAGCAGGTGCTTGGTACACATATACCGATATTGAATCAGGAGAGGAAATCAAATTCCAATCAAAAGACTTTGTATCTATTTTGCAAGATGAGGCTTTAAAAGACCAAATCTACCGTAGAATCTGCGAAGCAACTATTTTACAATATAAAACATCAGCATCAGAGGAAGTTGAATTAACAACGGATGAAGGCAATGAGTCAGATTAACAAAAGGTATTTAGATATACTAAAACAAATAGACGAAGAACACAAAGGGTTTGGTGATTTACACCGAAATTCTAAAACTTTGGTAATAGATGGATTAAACACATTCATCCGTTCATGGTCTACCGCTCCTAATCTAAACGATAATGGAGACCATATTGGAGGCATAGTCGGTACTTTAAAAAGTATCGGCTACGCTATCCGTACTCTCAACCCGACCAGAGTTGTAATTGTATTCGATGGTAAGAATGGTTCAAGTAGCAGAAAGGCAATCTTTTCCGGATACAAAGCAGATAGAGGCAAGAACAAAATCAAAATGAGATTGAATCGTGCTGCAACTGTTGAAATGAACGCAGAGGAAGAAGGTGAATCTATGAAACGCCAAATGGTGGGATTAGGTGAACTACTTTCCGCTCTACCCGTTTCTATTATGATTTATGATGGAATTGAAGCAGATGATGTTATGGCATATATTGCAACTCAATTAAAGAAGGAAAATGAGAAAGTTATTATTATGAGTTCTGATAAAGACTTTTTACAATTGGTAAATAAAGATGTAAGTGTTTATTCTCCATCAAAGAAAAAAGTGTATAATATTCCAGAAGTAATTGAGGAATTCGGAATCCATCCACATAACTTTGTTAATTTCAGAATGATTGATGGTGATAAATCGGATAGTATTGGTGGTATTCCAGGTTTAGGATTAAAAACCATATTAAAAAGTTTCCCTTTATTAGTAGATGAGGAAGTGCATACAACTGAATCTATGTTGGAGTTTATAGAACAACAACCAAAGAAAACAAAAGCACACAATTTATTTGAAGATAACTTGGAAATATTAAAAAGAAATCGTAAATTGATGCAATTATCCGAACCTGAATTTAGTGGTAATCTTCGTATGAAAATTATAGATAGATTCAACGAACCAACTACAAAGTTTAGTAAGCAGGATTTTTTAAAAGTGGGATTGAAAACAAAAATTTTAGATTCATTCCCCAACGTTACGGATTGGTTGCAATCCACATTTAGTCACATAGCAAAATTTTAACAAAAATGGCAGAAGAAAGATTAGCAAAACCGTTAGGAGATAGAGTTCTCTTAACAGAAACAGAATCAAAAGAAAAAACAACCCAAAGTGGTATTATCATTCCAGATAGTGCAAAAACGGATGACATTAAAAGAGCAATTGTAGAATCAGTAGGACCTGGTATTTACACACAGAGTGGAACTTTAATTCCTATGAACGTAGAAGTAGGTGATGAAGTAATTTTACCACCATATCATCAAGGACAAGAAATTAAACTTAATGGTAAGACCTACATATTATTAAGAGAATCGGAAATCTTAATGGTAATTCAATAACAATTAAATTAAACATGGAAAATTATGAAGTGTATTAAAAGTAAAGAAGGAGAAATCCGCCGAGTAAAAGAAGAAGAAGCAGACTTAAAAGTATTGCAATATGGTTGGGTGTTCGTTCCTAAATCAGAATGGAAAGCACTTCGTAAACCAACCAAGCCCGACGTGGCTAACGACCAGGCTACCGACGTGGCTGAATTATCAATTGAGGAAAAAAGATTAGCAAGAAAGAAAAAAACTAAATAATGGAAGTAGTAGATACATTGGTAAAATATGGACAATCGTATCAATCTAAAGTTGTTGCTTCCCTTATAACAGATGTTAAGTTTCTTGAACAGGTAACTGAAATCACCAAACCCACATTTTTTGAATCACAAGCAAACCAATGGATTGTAGGAGAAGTACAACACTACTTTGACGAATATCGTTCAACACCCACAATGGAGGTGTTTAAGATTAAAGTTGGTGATGTTGATGATAAAGGTTTAAAACAAACAATTGTAGAGCAGTTAAAATCTGTTTATCTACAAATGGAATCAGATGATTTACCTTATGTAAAAAAAGAATATCTTACATTTGCTAAAAATCAAAAAGTAAAAGATGCTCTATTCAAATCAGTTGAACTCTTAAAAGCAGGACAATATGATAAGATTATAGACACGATGACAGCAGCATCCAAAGTAGGTGTTGAATCTGATTTAGGTTTAGATTATATTGAAAACTTTGAATCTATTTTAGAAGATGTTAAGAGAGATTCTACACCAACTGGATGGGATGTTATTGACGAACTGATGGATGGTGGATTAGGACCGGGAGAATTAGGTGTTGTAATGGCTCCGTCTGGTATCGGAAAGAGTTGGTTTTTGGCAAAGATTGCGTGTTCTGCATTACAAAGAGGAATTGATGTATTACATTATACTTTGGAATTATCTGAAAGTTATGTAGGACAGCGATACACAACAATTCTTACAGGTATACAATCATCCGAACATAAGGATAGAAAAGATGAGGTAATCCGTAAAATTAAATCAGTTCCGGGTAGAGTTCGTATTAAATACTATCCACCACAATTTGCATCATCAAAAACAATTGCTGCTCACGTT